CGAGTTTTCCCTAAGAGAGGGGGGGAGAGGAGAACAGCGCCTCTCTCCCCCACGTAGGTGGCACTCTAGACTGGTGAAGATTCCTCAATACGTACCGTTACCGTGTAACAAGGTGATAAGCCTTGATAAGACGGAAGGTCACAATGCCGATCCTCCTATTGTAAGGATTAATCATCTCCTTACTCCAATCCTCCGAGGTATCTCTCCATCGGGGGCCCGGAACCCAATAAGGGATCCGGCCTTGGAGAAAGGACGAAGAGTCATCTTAGATAGGAGACTAGCATAGACCTCCGGTTTACGTACCAGAGACTTCATCAGAAGGCCAAGCCGGTGACTAACGCGGGCGCGACGGGTATTCTCCGAGAGACCGAAGGATTCATCGGAAAAGGGATTATGCATCCCCTTTACCAGATCACTCCATGTCTCTCGGGTAATTTCCGTCGTATCCGCGCTATTCTCGAGATTGATGACCATTTGATTGAAACCCATCATACAATGAGTAACAGGAAAACAGTCAACAAACTCGGGCCAGCAGAGATCATGCCATTTACCCCTATCATCAAGACGCGGACGGGATTGTCCCGCCCGACGCAGATTGAGATAGGAAGTACGGTGTCCGGTTTTCCATTTCTCCCAAAGAGATTTGGCTTTACCGTGACCACCAAGAGACCGCTGGAACTGGAGGGCTAGGGCGACGAAGATAACCCGATGGGATTCTCCCCAGTCGCCCTCTCCCCGGAGGTTGGGATCCCCGCTCACTGTGAGAATATACTCACTAGCCGAGATCCTCCCCGAAAGGAGTTTAGTCCCCAGTTCACAGAGAAATGCCTCATCCCGTACTTCACGAAGACGGCGCTCCGGAATATAGGAATAAGCACGCTCTTGCAGTGCTCTAACAGCCTGAGGGATACCGGAAAGGGGAATATACCCCTTCCTCTCCTCCCCCATAATAGAAGACACGACCGTTGGAATACTCCACGGTCGATCACTAATGGAGGAGAGAGGGAAGGGAGTAATCTCCTCTCCACGGTAGAGTAGCCTCTTGGCAAATTCGCACAGGTCATAAGACTCGTACGTCTTACCAGGAGACACCTCAACACCGAGGTCCTGAATGATCCGAAGATACTTCCGGGCAACCCTAGTATCACCAATTAGGATATCATCCCCGAGAAGGACATACTTGCA